CAGATGTTCAAGGAGATGAAGCAGCAGCTAAAGAAATTGGTACGTTAATTTCTGTTGCGGTGCAAGGAGAACTGCTGAAACAACAAAGACCTGGAGGTTTACTTTCAAGATAATGGCTACTTTTCCTAGTTACAATCCACAATATTCTGCTACAAAACGCAGTGCTCCGATACAACGTATAACTCAATTCGGAGATGGCTACCAGCAAAGAACAACCTTTGGTTTAAATCAAGATCCAAAAGTTTGGAACTTAACTTTTAATGTAAAAGATTCTGATGCTGATGTTATAGAAACATTTTTAGAGAATGAAGCTAAAAATGGTACTTCTTTTAATTGGTCGCCACCTGATGAATCAGCAGCTTATAAATGGATATGTAGAAGT